GCCGTCACGTTTGTGTGGCAGCCGAGAGGGGGGACCGGTGACGTGGGAGGGGCTGTCGCCGCCCTACGCGACCATCGTGGTCGACCCCCCGTGGCACTACGACAAGGTGAACCCGGACAAGCACCGTGAGGGCTATCGGGGCGGCGGCCTCGCCTACTCATCGCTGAGCCTTGACGAGATCCGGACGTTGCCGGTCGTTGACCTCGCGGCCTCCGATGCGCGGCTGTTCCTTTGGACGACCAACCGCTATCTCCGGCACTCGTGGTCGGTGCTGGAGGCGTGGGGATTCGAGCCTAACGAGCGCGTCCTGGTCTGGTGCAAGCAGCCACGGGCGACGACGCCGGTTACCACCGAGTTCCTCCTGATGGGCAAACGCGGACACCCCCCACGCCTGCCGTGGCATCCATCGACGTGGTTCCAGTGGCCGCTCCAGCCGCTCCACTCGCAGAAGCCGCCAGCTGCGCTCGACCTCATTGAATCCTGGTGTCCCGGCCCCTATGTGGAACTGTTCGCCCGCCAGCCCCGCCTAGGGTGGGACAGCTGGGGCTGGGGCTACGAGAGGGCAGTTGGCTAATGGCGACCCGTGGCCCGGTTGAGCGCGCGACCCGCCGCGACGTGAAGGCGCTCGGCAAGCTGGCCGGGGTGCAGGGGTCGCTGGCCGAGACCGCCTACCGGCTCGCCAAGACCCTCGATGACGGCGCTGGCCTGGCCACAGCGGCGGTCGCCCGGGAGTTGCGGGCGACCCTGCTGACGTTGAAGGAGGCCGGCGGTGTCGGTGCTGCTGCAGACGACCTCGCCGCCGCGTTGTCCAGCCCGATGGACGACCCCGCGATCCCTCGAGCGGCTGACGCTGGGCGGCCGGGTGGCGCAGGTGGCGGCGAGGCTGGGGACGCCGCTGATGCCCTGGCAGCGGCACGTCGCCGACGTCGCGCTGGAGCTTGACCCGGACACCGGGCTGCTGGTCTACCGCCGCGTCGTCCTCACGGTTCCTCGCCAGTCGGGCAAGACGACCGAGCTGCTGGCGACGATGGTGCATCGGGCGCAGGCGTGGAAGCGGCAGCGGATCTCCTACACCGCCCAGACCCGGCTGAAGGCCCGCAAGAAGTGGGACGAGGAGCACGTCCCGGTCCTAGAGGCGTCGGAGTTCCGGCCGCTGTTCCGGGTGACCCGCCAGATTGGCCAGGAGGGCATCCGCTGGCGCAACGGGTCGATCCACGGTCTGGACGCCCCCAGCGACGAGGCCGCGCATGGCGACACCCTGGACCTGGGGGTGATCGACGAGGCGTTCGCGCAGGTCGACGCCCGGGTTGAGCAGGGCATGGCCCCGGCGATGATCACCCGCCCCCAGCCGCAGCTGTGGGTGGTGTCGACCGCGGGCAAGTCGAAGATGGCCAGCCCGTACCTGTGGGGCAAGGTCGAGGCGGGCCGGCTGGCGGTGGATGCCGGGATCTGCTCGGGGATCGCCTACTTCGAGTGGTCGGCGCCGAACGACGCCCCGGTTGACGACCCGGCGACGTGGTGGGGGTGCATGCCGGCGCTCGGCCACACCGTCACCGAGGCGGCGGTCCGGGCCGAGCTCCAGGACATGGACCTGGCCGAGTTCCGCCGCGCGTATCTGAACCAGTGGCTGGACGAGACTCCGGCGGAGTGGCTGGTGATCGGCCGGGCCGCGTGGGAGGCGCTGGCCGATCCGCACTCGGAGATCACCGACCGGCCGGCGTTCGCGGTCGACATGACCCCCGACCGGACTTGGGCCAGTGTCGGGGTGGCCGGCTGCCGCGCGGATGGGCTGCGGCACGTCGAGGTGGCCGAGCACCGCCGCGGTGCCGCGTGGGTCGTGCCGTGGCTGAAGGAACGGGTCGACCGGGCGGACCGGTGGTCGCCATGCGCCATCGTAATCGCGCCGTCGGGCCCGGCCGGGTCGCTGATCGCTGAGGCGGAGGCGGCGGGCCTGGAGATCCTGAAGCCGAGCATCACCGATGTCGCGGCCGCGACCGGCGCGTTCTACGACGGGACCGGGGCGAACCCGCTGGTGGACGAGCCGGCGTGGCTGCGGCATCTCGGCCAGCCCGAGCTTGACCTGGCCGTGGCCGGGGCGGTGCGCCGCGACCTCGGCGACCGCTGGCTGTGGTCGCGCAGAGGGGTTTTGGTGGACCTGTCGCCGCTGCCGGCGGTGACCTTGGCCGCCTGGGGTCACGCGCTCCGCGGCCACCTGACCGACGACGCCCCGGACCCGTTCGTGCTGTTCGGATGAGGAGACGTTGATGGCGACCAGGATCCTGGACCGGGTGCCGCTGGACCGGATCGAAGGCGAGGCCCGCCAGGTCCACCTCGGCCGGATGCTGCTGACCCTGCTCGTCGGGCTGTTCTGGGCGTTGGGGTGGCTGGCCGGCAAGGCGACCCTGGCCGTCGGGTTCGCCTGCGCCGCCGCCAAGGTCGGATTCACCGAGGCCCGGGGTGCCGACGGGCAGGAGGCGTCGCCGCGTGGCCGCGCTGCTTGACCGGGTCCGCGCCGCCCGCGCGACCCCTGCCCGGCCAGCGAACCTGAGCTTCCAGGAGTGGGTCGACTGGTTCAACTACGACGGGGTCAACTATCCGCTGCTGCGGACCACGATGGGCAAGCTGGACGAGGAGCAGCTAGTCCAGACCGCCACCGCCGCCTACCACGGCAACGGCCCGGTGTTCGCGCTGGTCGTGGCGCGTCTGCAGGTGTTCAGCCAGGCCCGGTTCCAGTGGACCCGGTTCGAGGGCGGCAAGCCCGGTGACCTGTTCGGCAGCCCGGAGCTGAAGGTCCTGGAGCGGCCGTGGGCGGGCGGCACGACCGCGGACCTGCTGGCGCGGATGGAAGTTGACGTGTCGCTGGCCGGCAACTGCTATGTCCGCCGGATCACCCGCCCACGCCAGCCGGCTCGGCTGCTGCGGCTGCGTCCGGAGTGGGTGATCGTGGCGCTCGGCTCCGACGAGGACGCCGACCATCCCGGGCAGGCCGGCGACGTCGAGGTCCTCGGGTACGCCTACGCCCCGCCGGGTGGGCCGATCATCCCCCTGTCCACCGCCGAGGTCGCCCACTTCGCGCCCCTGCCGGACCCGGACTTCAACTTCCTCGGCATGAGTTGGATCACGCCGCTGCTGCGCGACGTCCAGGCCGACGGTGCCATGACCGAGCACAAGCGGCGGTTCCTGGTGAATGCGGCCACCCCGAACCTGGTCATCAAGTTCGACGCCAACATCAGCCAGGAGAACGTCGAGAAGTTCAAGGCGATCTTCGAGGCCGGCCACATGGGCACCGAGAACGCCTACCGGACGGTGTTCCTCGGTGGTGGCGCCGACGCGGTGACCGTCGGGAAGGATTTCCAGCAGCTCGACTTCGCCGCCGTCCAGGGCCGCGGCGAGAGCCGCCTGGCCGCCGCCGCCGGGGTGCCGCCGTCGTGGGTCGGGTTCTCCGAGGGGCTGCAGGGCAGCAGCCTGAACGCGGGCAACTTCAACTCATCGCGCCGCCGCTTCGCTGATGGGACCGCGCAGCACTGGTGGGTCAACGCGGCGTCATCGCTGGAGACGATCATCCAGCCTCCCCAGCCCTCCGATGGTGGTGCGAGCCTGTGGTTCGACACCCGCAGCGTGTCATTCATGCGGGAGGACGCCGCCGATCTGGCCAAGATCCAGGCCGAGGAAGCCGGCACGATCGTGGCGCTGGTCAAGGACGGCTTCACCGCCAAGAGCGCGGTCGACGCGGTCGTCAACCACGACTGGGCCCGTCTGCAGCATTCGGGTCTCACGAGCGTCCAGCTGCAGCCGCCCTTCGACGGTCAGGGTGCTGCGGCGATGGAGCAGACCCGCGCGCTGGTGGAGATGGTCCAGAAGGTCTACCTCGGGGTCGATGTGGTCCTCTCCGCCGAGGAAGCCAGAGAGATCCTCAACCGAGCCGGCGCCGGGCTCAGCGCCGGTGGGCTCCCTGGAATCTCGACACCACCACCGAACGGGCAGGGCAACGGCAAGGTCCCGGCTGCGCTGGCGAGGTGATCTAGATGCCCTTCGGGCCCGACTGCGAGTACGAGGATTTCGATGCCTGCAAGCGCGCCAACGCCGACCGGGATGACCCCGACGCCTACTGTGCGGCAATCCAGAAGCGGACCGAGGAGCACTGCATGAGCAACCGCACCGCCACCGCGACCCTCCCGGCCATCATCGCCGACGGCGACGGCCGGCCGCGGCTGCGGACCGTCCGCCGCCCGGTCGCGCGGCTCAACCCCCGCTGGTACCAGATCACCGCCAAGACCGACGGCAAGGATGATGAGCCGGTCATCATCGACATCTACGACGAGATCGGCTGGTTCGGCACCACCGCCGCCGACTTCGTCCGCGACCTGCGCCAGGTCAAGACCCCCAACATCGAGCTGCACATCAACTCGCCCGGCGGGGACGTGTTCGACGCCA